TATATGCCCTGCATTGGTTGGATTGCTGGCAAATAAGAGTAGAGCCTGCTGATTTAGTGAACAACTTCATGGACTTTTGGGCAGAATGTATGCAGTTTCCTGTTAAACCATCGCTTGTAGCTGTGGAGAAAAAAAGCACAGGCAGTACGTTGATTAGTTATATTAAGCGCACGCCAGGAATTAAAGTACATGAGATTAATCGAGGCCGAGGCTCTGGCAGTAAGACAGAAAGATTTTTACGAGTACAAGAATATGTTTCTCAAAATCTGGTAAGCTTACCAACTGACCGACCGCACACAACGTTATGTATCGAGCATATGGGTAAGATTACGGCAAACAACACTCACAGATTTGATGATATAGCCGACACCCTTGCTGATGCTGTTAAGATAGCATTAATCGATAAACTTATAATTAGCACTATGAATAGGAAGAAGGAGAGCAGGGATGTTAGCAAACGCGTCATGGCATCATATAGCAAAATTAATCAACTCCGGACGCAAGCGTATAGTTAGCAAGCTTAAGAAACTGGCTAGACGGTGCAAGTAATTAAATAGTACGATAGAATAAGTCAAAAATTACACAAAAGTAGGGCAAAATGGATTTTGCAGCCGACCAGTACCAAAAAGACTTGGTGCGTATTAAAGATAATATCAAAGAGTCTTACGAATATTTCGAGGACAACTACCGCAGATTTAATGAGTTCCGAAAGTTTGTATTTGAAAGCTCATTAACTCAAAAAGACAGGGACCTGCTTCAGGCGCTTCAACGTCCCGTATTAGAGTTCAATGTTTTAGAGGCCTATGTATCGCGCATTCTAGGTGAGCTTTATCAGCAAAAACCCGGTGTACAAGTGACATCTAATAATCCTGAAAATATAAATCCACAGGTTATTAAGTTTCTCGAGGTTCACTTGCGTAGTGTCTTTGAAGATAGAAACAACCGGCACAAAGTCTATGAGTTTGGGAAAGATATTTTATCAGGAGGTTTTAGTGCGGCTAAAGTCTTCACTGATTACACCTCCGAAATGTCTATGCGACAGATGATCGACTTTAAGCGGGCATTTGACCCGACACTTTGTGGATGGGACCCAGCAGCTAGGCTGTCCCATAAAGGTGATGGTAATTATTGTTTTGAGATTATTCCAAAAACTAAAGAAGAATTAAAGTCTATATTTCCAAAGCTTGATGTAAAACGATTCAGCTATTCGAAAGCATTTGAAGGCTTTAAGTGGTCCTATAAGAGTAACAAGAAAGATTACGTACTTGTTGTTGACTACTACGAGAAAAAGAAAAAAAGTAAAAAGATTGTAGAGTTAAGTGATGGCAGAGTAATTTTTGATAAAGATTGGAAAAAAGAACTTGAGGCCTACGAAAATCCGTTAGAAAGTTTGATCATGCAAATTAGTAGCATGACAGCACCCTACGTAGTTAAAGATCGCTATACAACGATTGAAACTATTTGTCGTTATAGGCTATGTGAAAACAAAGTTTTAGAATACACAGAAACAGATTATAATCATTTACCCATTATTTTCTTGGACGGCAATTCAATATTGCTTAGAAACAATGAAGGTAGTGACATTCGCCAGATTACAAGACCTTTTGTTTATCATGCGAAAGGCGCGCAACAGCTTAAAAACGCATCTGGTATCGCGCTTGCAAATGAGATTGAGAACTCTGTACAACACAAGTTTATGATCAAGCAAGAAGCGTTGCCGGAAAATCCAGATTACTTAGATGCATGGACGCAGTATCAAAAACCATCACTTATGGTTTACCAAGGTTATCTTGATAATAACCCTGATCAACCCATTGATAATCCTGTAAGTCCTGTGCCAAGAGTTGGCGCACCTGCTGAGATTGTTCAAGCTTTCACGGGGGCCGATTCATTAGTACAAACCATTTTAGGCTCGTATGATGCCTCACTTGGTATAAATAATAACCAGCTGTCGGGTCGGGCAATTCAGGAAGGTGCCAAGCAATCTAACACCGCTGTCATGCCATATATCACCGGCTTAATGGACGGCCTACAGCGTATCGCACAAATATATGTATCATTAGTTCCTAAATACTATAAAACGCCTGTAACGCTGCCGTATGTTGACGCAAAGGGCAATCGCAAGTATGTGAAGTTAGGGAAGGACGACGATATTTTAAATTATGACGATAATGTATTGAATGTAGTTGTAGAAGCAGGGCCATCATTTAGAGTTCAAAAAGAACACACACTAACCATGGTTAAAGAACTTATGGGTGTTAGTGAGCAATTTGCGGCCTTTGTTAACGCTAAAGGTCTCGATTTCATACTTGATAACATGGAAGGGCATGGCATTGATCGCCTTAAGCAAATGGTCAATGAATGGACTAAGCAGCAAGAACAGATTCAGCAACAAAAATCGCAGCAGCCTAATCCCGAAATGCTGAAGCAACAAAACGAACAGCAAAAATTAATGCTTGAGAATAAACGAATTGAGCTCAACAACCAAATTTCGCAATTGAAGCTGCAACAAGATAAGCAACAAGAACAAATGAAAATGTTTATGGCAGAGCACCGAAATCAAACAGAATTAATGCGTCAGGAAGAAAAGCAAGAACTAGAAGAAATGAGAATCCAACTGGAACATATTAGGGAATTGATGGCTTTAAAACTGGAAGAGCTTAAATTCGTAGACCAAAAAAAAGGAGAGCATACAAATGAGCAAGATTAAGTGGGCAGAATATGGGCAATATACTTCAAGAGAACTAATGCAAAAGCATAGAATTAATGCCCGTCAGCTCGAGCAACAGGTTTCACGTGAAATTCGGGGCGCTACTCATCAGGAAACAAAAGAAATCTATAAAAAAGTTTACGATGCAGGATCAAAATAATGGCAAAGAACAAAGATTGGATGAAAACAGCCGTTAAACATCCGGGTGCCTTAACCAAAACAGCTAAACGTGCTGGTGCTTTAAAAAAAGATGGCGATATAAAGGTCTCTTGGCTGCGTGATAAAGCCAAAGGGGACGGCGTTACAGCTAAGCGCGCTAGACTGGCGTTAACATTTAGAAAGTCTCGTAAAAAATGAGAAATCGCAATACAAAAAAACAAAACGTTGATACTACAGGCGTTGAAATTGAATATTGCAAGCCTAATCACCGTTCTGAAAAACCTGGATATTTTAGAACTAAACAGTTTAATGAGCCTTCTTCAAAAAAAGATCATTTGATGCGCGAAGACAAAAAATAGGTTAGCATTAATTTGATCAATGATTGATCTTGTACGTACAATTTTATGGAGTAAATTATAATGGCGATTATAGAAGGCCCAATAACCTTAGTTGGCGAATCGGGTGTAAAACCCGTCGTGAAACGCATGGTTGTTACTGATGACTTAGCAACAATTACGACCGCTGGATATTTAAATACAAATTTAATTGATGGCGCTGACAACTTACAAACCTCTGATTTATTACTAATTCTGTATAATTATGACACAGTTCAAAATACCGGCGACAAAGACTTTTTTAATGTCGGAATTTCGAACGGAATCATTACATTAACAGCTGACATTAGCGGTGGTAATGTAGTGTTGCCAACTGTTACGGGTAATGTAGCAGAGTTTACCAACACAGATGGTAAAATTGGAGATTCAGGCGTTGTAGCCGCTCGTGTTCTTCAAGCAGATTTTGATGCACCAGATTTTAATGCAAACACTGTGTTTGGAACGATAGATATAACGGCGGCGGATTTAGCAGTCGGCCAGACTGTAACAGTGATTCCTTCAGCTGGTGCACAACAATATGCAATTGTTGATTTAAATATAAGCAGCTTAAGTACTGACTTCAGTGGTGGCGGCGGAGATCGTGAAATTGTCTTAACGGATGATTCCGATGATTATACAATTCTGGCTGCGGCAACTTTAGGATCAATTCCAGATGCAAGATGGGGTTCGTATGACGGCACATCCGTAAAATTGCCGTTTCCATCTACCTCAGGTATTTCACGTCCAACAGATGCAGGCTCATCATTACGTGCGCAATATCTTAATGGTACAGCTGACTACACAACTGGCTCACTACGACTTTCATACTTAGCGGTACGCATAGCATAGGAAAAGGGGCGTTATGCCCCTTCTTTCATTCTGATTTGATGCTCAAACCATTGGTCTGTTTCAACCTTGGGATAATAAACGTTCCCTTGATCTATTTTTATAAACTTAGGCGCTAGACTGTTAAATCTTCTTTTCTTAAACCATTCTTCTGACATGCCATATCTTCTGGACGACTCTTTAGTCGTTAAAAAAGTTTTTCCTAAAATTTGTACCATAGCGAATTCCGTTATATCAGTTAACAGGGTTTCTATTGTGTACAATAATTTGTCAAATTGCAACAATAGACCTAAAGTGTAAGTGTGTAGCTAGCATAGTGACTATCACTCTAACTAGGGTTCACTAACCGTGGCGGGGTAATAGCCCAACTGACCAACACGTTGTAAAACATAGTGGCGAGACTCATGCGATACGTGATGGGAGTCAACCAGGATGGTTGGCATAACCGTAGCGGGGAGATAGCTAAGGATAGCAATTATGACAGATGGAACTGGAGTTGCAGTAGAAAATACTGCGCAATCATACTCTCAAGGCGCAGATAATGCGGCTGAGCAACAAGAAAAACTAATACCGCAGTCTCACGTAGACGAGATTGTCAAAAGAGTAAAGTCTCAAGCTGTAGAGCAATATAAGAAATTATATTCAGAGCAGCCAGAGTACGCACAACGCAAGTATGGTGATCCGGCACCGGCTAACGCCCAAGCCAATCATAATACAAGCAGTGGCTCCTATGATGATGACCGTTTTAGAAAAATGGCAGCGGAAGAAGCACAAAGAATGCGGGATGAAATCTACCAGCAGGCTCAACAAAAGCAGCAGGAAGAACAAGCCAATAAAATTGTGCAAAGTTTTTATCAAAAGATTAACGCATCCAAGGATGGGTACGATGACTTTGATAAAGTTACGGGAGACTTAAATTTTCAATCATTCCCGAACACGGTTCAGATTTTAGCTGAGCATGTAGATAACTCAGGTGATCTACTTTATGAATTTGGGAAAGATAGAATGAAATTAGCGCAACTTGAAATGTTAGCTAATATGTCCCCTAACGACGCAATTGCTCAGGCGCAACGGTTATCTACGGCGATAAAAGAGCGTAAAGCAGCGCAAACTCAAAACACTAAAAACCCCAGGTAACCCCTATCTCAATTGCAACCCAATGTAAATGGTAGCGCAGGCAACACCTTGGACTGGACAGAATTATCCAGACAATGGACGGCTTAGCGTTCTTTAAAATTTATGTAGGAGCTTAGCAAATGTCGAGTTTTGCCTCTAATGTGTTACAAGACGTCGAAAGTTATCAGGCGTCTGGTCTAGCATTGCTACAGAATATGACTGTGCATGTGAAAACCGCAAATAATAAATTCAAAAACTTTGAAAAAGAAGTTGGAAACTTAGGTGATACCGTCACTTTCGATTTGCCTCTTCGCTTTACAGTATCAAAAACCTTAAAAGGTTTGTTTCAAGGTGTCGACCAACGAAAACTACAGTTAGTAGCTGACCAAGCACATAGTGTGACAATTGGGGTATCTAACCAAGAATTAGTTTTCAACTTGGAAAACGGCCCTGAAGACTTCATGAACTATGCCGGTAAAAGTGCTATTGCTGCATTGGCTACTGATATTGATTCAACTATTGCGGAAAACTGGCATTCAGGTGTTTTAAATTCAGATACTGGTAACTTGAATACATTTTCAGGACCGTACCGTTTCTTCGGTAATGGCTCAAGTGCTATTAACTCTTATGAGCAAATTGCGCGCATGATTATGTTCTTCAAAAACTATGGTTTCAGCTATGAAGGTTTAAAACTATATTTTCCAGATACAATCGTGCCTAGCATCATCGGTACAGGTTTGAACCAATTCTTGCCTGAGAAAAATGATGAGCATGTAAACAGTTGGCAGTTGGGTAACTGGCGCCCACAAAACGCTGAAATTTACACATCTAACTTGATGCCAATCCATACAAGTGGGCAAACAGGTATTGACGGTGACACGCTAACAGTTGTAAGTGTTAATGATCCAACGGGTCAAAATGTGACACAAATTACATGTTCTGGCGCCTCTACTGACACTGCCGGCGCTATCAAGTCTGGTGACGTATTACAGTTTAAAGATGGTGTTTCAGGACAGCCTGATATGCGTTATTTAACGTTTACTGGTTATAAGCAATCTGCTAACCCTGTGCAGTTCCGTGCGACTGCAGATGCTACAAGCTCTGGTGGTAACGTTACATTAACTATCACTCCTGGCTTAAATTGGGCCGGTGGTAATACTAAGAACTTGAACAACGCAATTGCGGCTGGTATGCAAATCCTAACCTTTCCATCTCACAGATGTGGTGGTGCATTAGGTAACAACGCAATGTTTGTCGGTATGCCTCGTCTTCCAGATGAACAACCGTACCCAACAAGCACAAAATCAGATTCAAATAGCGGTGTTGCGTTGAAACTTTACTATGGTTCTTTGGCTTTCGAAAACCAACGTGGTTTCCAATACTCTGCGGTTTCAGGTTCTGTAATTGTTCCAGAGCAATCACAGCGTATGCTTGTGCCATTGACTCAGGGCTAATTAACTTAAAAGGATTTTAAAATGACTGTAGATAGTATACCTAGACAAGATTTGCCAAAGAATGGTATATATGGGCTAGAAGTGAGTCGCGCATCTGCAACAACTTTATCTATTGCTCAGGGCCGTACACGTGACAGCTCGAACAAAATGGATATTGGTGTTGGTGCTGATTACCCGCAATACGCTCGCGGTAATGTTTCAGCTCCATTAGCTTTGGATATGGCGGTTGTTGGCGCAAATGGTATTGATGCAGGGGCAATCGGCGCGTCTAAAGTTTATGCAGTGTATGTCATCGCGGATTCAAGCGGTGAAAATACTGTAGCAGCTTTAGCGTCTTTGGCTTCTAATTCAGTTCCTACTATGCCTTTTGGCTACGATGCTTATGCAAAAGTTGGCTATGCTATCTCTGATAGCGGGTCTGAATTTTTAGCAATGAGTCAATTAGGGTTAGGCCATTCTCGTAGATTGTTATTGGATGCGCCGTTTAGCGTAGCATCTGCCGCGTCAAACACAACTTTTACTGCAATAGATTTATCTAGCGTTGTCGCTCCAATGGAAAACGTCATCGTTCAAATGCAAGTAGATTTAGCGGCAAATGCAGCGGGAGATATTTTTGCAGCAAATAAGTTTGGCGGTACCGCAGATTTTTATGTTGCGCGTGCTGCATACGCAACGGGAACGGGCACAGATACGCATCATGCTTTTGTACCTGTGGGCTTAGATAGCGGGGCGCCAAAAATTCTTACAAAAGTTGAAGCGGGCGCTTATTCCTTGTATATCCAAGGCTTTCAGTACGAGCTTTAATGTAAAAACATAGATAACAGGAGCGTAGATTATGCCTACAGCTAGAGAATTGATTTCACGCTCCTGGTATTTGTCGGGCTTAGAATCTAGAGAATTACAATCTATCAGCGGCGATCGAGAAGCGGTTGGATTGGAGCTTTTAAATAGTATTTTCGACGTAGCACAAGCTGATACCAACCTGTTGCCCTATTATTCATACAAGCCTGCATTGTTTAATACAGTTATAAATCAGGAAGAGTATTTTATACCGAATTGCGCACAGATAGATGCGGTCTCATTTAACTTAAATGATGTTAGATTTCACATAAAGCCACAAAAGAAAAACAGATATTTTGGGTCATCTCGAGTAAATAATCTTGATTCTTTACCATTTACGTTAGCGTGGCTGCGCAGCAATGGCGGAAGCTCTTTATATTTTTATCCCCTTCCAAGTGAAATATTTGAAATTAATGTTTTTGGTAAGTTTTATTTATCTAATGTCACTTTAGACACTGAATTAAGTGATGAGCTTGATAATTTCTACAATGAATATTTGCGCTATATGTTAGCGGATTACATGGCTCAGGAGTACGGAATTTCATTACCGCCTCGATCTGAAAAACGTTTGAGACAGTTAATTAAAATAATGAAGAATATGACACCGATTGACACCGAGGTCAGGACAGCAGGATTGAATAAAGGTGGCGCTTCACTACCACCGCAAGTCTTAAGTTTATATACGGGCTGGATGCCTTAGAGGACTACATGAGAGTATCGAGAGGCCAGAAATCACGGTCAATACCGGTTAATATCGTAGGATCATCAACATTTGGGCGTAGACAGGAAATTGATTCTGAATATACCTACAATATGTACGTTAGCCAGAGTGGGAACAAAAAAACCCCAGTGGAAGGGCTTACGTCTTATGTCGGCTACAAAATTGGGTTAAATAGCGAACAGTTTGCGGACGCTGATCGTGGCCGAGCAATTTATACTAGCCTTGCGTTAGATGGCCTTTTGGTGGTATTTGGTAACAGAGTATATTTAGTTAGACTAACATTTGATCAAAAACAAAAAAAAATAATTACATTCAACGCGACAATTTTAGGTGTCCTTAATACTGAGACAGGCCCTCTTTATATTGCCGAAAACAATAAGCCACAGATTTGCATTAGTGATGAAGAATACATTTATGTGTATGACAGCCAGGCCACGAAATTCCAGGGTACCGTATCGAATCTAGCAGGAGCAGTGTTTACGTACACGGGAGGCAGCGCTAGGCCGCTAATAGTTGGCGAGCCAATTGTTTTCACAAATATTGGAGGGCTAGGGGGAGTAACAGTTGGGGTAACCTATTATGTTAGCAGCGCATCATTAGAATCTAATAAATTTATAATAACGAACAATCCGACTAACGCAAAACTAGGAACTAGTCCAACTACTCCCACAGGCGCCTTTGCTGGCGCCACATTTGAAACCCAGGGAATTTTTCAAAAGGTTCTTACTAATTTTGTACCCACCTATTTAACTTTTCATGATACGTATTTTATTGCGACGGTAAATGACGATGGCGAATATTCCCCGCCGGCAAATAATACTTGGCGACTTAGTGAGCAAAGCAACGCATTTGTTTGGGCCGATGATGCGGCCTCCATCGGATTATTAGAGACTAAACCAGATAATACGCAAGCAGTAATTCGCTTTCCATCTGGAGGTAACTTAATCCTAGTATTTGGTAAAAATGTCACAGAGGCATGGTATGACACTGGGGGGCAACTGTTTCCATATCAACGCAACAATCAGTTTAATATTGACTACGGGGTCACAAATGCAAAATCAATTGCGTTTTTAGACACAATAGCGGTATGGATTGCAGAAAATGAGAAGTCTGGCCCGCAGCTAATGTACAGCGAAGGAAGCTTGCCCAAGCCAATTATTACAGACGGCGTTGATTTTGAGCTTTCTAATTTACAAAACCCGCAAGATTGTAGTGCGTGGCTTTACCGGCAAGATGGACATTTGATTTATCACGTGAATTTCTATAGCGATAATTATTCGTTATTTTATGATTTTAAAACGGATCGTTTTTATAACGCGTCAGACCATAATTTCAATCACTTCCATATTTCAGACGTCAGTTACTATAAAAACCAGTATTTCGGAATTTCTCCGAATGACGGTAATTTATACATTGTAGATACTGAAATACCGTATTACGAAACTGTCGATAAAGCAGGAAATATTAAACAATATGTTGTGCCTCGGGTGCGCTCTTGTGCAAACGTGCGGTTACCTTCTAATGACTTGTTTATTGCCAATGATATTTCTCTGACAGTTCAATCGGGGGAGACGAGTTATCGTTATCAAACTGATACCACATACGAAATCTTACCTGCTGTCTACCTTTCAGTATCAAGAAATGGCGGGAATACCTTTAGCAGTGAATCAAAAAAAGAAATGCGTCATATCGGCTTGCGGCAAAACAAGCTCCAATGGTGGGGACTTGGCGCAAGCAATGATTTCCAATGTAAGTTTAGGTTTGAATCTTTTGGATCGGTCTTAGTTTTAAACGCAAACCTAACTGTGAGGCTTCCAGGATGAGCAGACAGACTCAAAAAATTAAATCTATATTTCCAAGTGTCCCGAGAAGTTCTCAGGCTGTCGATCAGCGTGGACACCTAACCGCGCAATGGTCATTAGCTTTTAATAATCTATTTGAGTCTTTACAGCAGAATTTTTCAAATGAAGGTTTCTCATTACCTGTTTTAAATGCCGAACAACAAGCGACGATCGAAAATTCATATCAAAAATTAATTGGCAGCAGGATGCCTCCTGGTGTTAAAGATATCACTGGCTATAGAATTATAGATGCACCATATTATGATGGCGGAGTTACGCCACGAGTGCCAAAAGTTTTTATTATCGAGTACAATACTGATAGAGAAATAGTCAGTGCGCAATGGAAAACGTACACAATTACTTAAGGATGAGTAATAATGAATTTTACAGATGCTTACAGCCCTGCTAGTTGGGAAAGAGATGCGCTAACACCTGATAGC